TTGGAGAGATTATGAAACAGGTTATTTTGGAAGGCTTGAAAAAGGCTCTCCACGAGGGCAAAAGCACTGTCAACCTCGCGGAAGCCTCAGCCCTAACCGGCTCAGGCAGCGGGGTTGGTGGTCGCGTTTATAACGAAAATGTCTTTGCATCCCTTCGTTACTGGAACCCATTTCGGGTTTATGCAAATCAGACAATGACGGCAGACTCGGATATTCAGTTTGTTGTCAAAACAGGTAACGCTGCTAACTCCACCAACCCGTGGGGCTACACGGTTAACGCCAATTCAGGCTCGCCCAACATCGCTACATCCATTTGGCAGCTTCCGATGCGTGTTATTTCCGCTCAGATGCCAATTCGTGCCGCGGCGATGGATGACATTAACGGATTAGATGCGGCGCTTGTTGAAGATCTCGCGATGGAGTTTAGCCAGATCGAAGCTGCGTCGATGGCAATCAACAACGATCAGGCAGGCTCAACAACGACCTCTACGGGCGCGACAAACGGCCTTAGAGGCTTGAAAATGTACGCTGGCACTGCTGGATCATCTGCCGCTTACGGAACGTCAGGAACGGCCATAACGGCGGGCATTCACACACTTAACACCGTTGGCTTTACGCACACAAATCTTGAGTGGGAAACGCTTGTAGACGTTGCTAATGCCCTTCCCGGTCAGTTTTGGAGAATGCCGGGAACTGCGTGGATGATGCACCCAACAGCGATTCAGATTCTCCGAGAGTATGCACACTCTGGTAATTCTTACGCACTTGTTGAAGTCGGCGAAAAGGACGAAGGCCCTGCGGTAAACATCATGGGGTGGCCTGTGATTGCGAATCCTTACTTAGACGCTCCCGCTGCTGGCGCTTCTCCAATCTATCTTGCAAACTGGCCTCGGTTTATGTGGATCGTCGATCACTCGGAGATGACGCTTCAGAGAATGGAGCAGACTCAGCCGGGAACGATTACGATATATGCTGAGAAGCGGATGGTCTCGACCGTTCGTGATGTAACTGCCGGTGTACGTTTGATCGGAACTTAAAGATGCCATCCCAACTGCAAGGTAACTTCGGAGCGGGTTCTCGCAACCCGTTCAACTACTCGAAGGTCATTCAGAGCACCCGTGATCCGGTGACTCAGTGGCTTACGTTTGAGGAAATCACCAACCAGTTGAATTTGTTTCAGGATGAGTCGCAGGACGATTATCTTGCTCAGTTAGAACTCGCTACAAGGATGGCGATTGAGGACTATCTGGGCGTTCCAATCTTTAACGTCACCTATCAAGCCTCCTATATGATTTCGGGGCTTATGGCCGCACCTGTAAGCCTTGATCTTCCCGAGGTCTCGCAGAATGGTGTAACGATCAACTGGGTGAAGTATTACAACGACCTGAATCCTCCGGTCTTGACGACAATCACAAGCTCAAACTATTACTACGACCCCACAGGGAACAAAGTGGTTCTCTTCGAGGTTCCCAACAATATCAATACTTACATGACTGCTCCGATGCTTTGTCAGTACACCTTACAAGGCTCGGTAATCGGTCAGTATCCTGTAGTCAAGCAGGCCGGTCTCATGCTTCTCACTCACTTGTACAACAATCGCTCGGCTACATCCGCTGAGAATCTAAAGCAGATTCCGTGGGCAATTGACCAATTGCTTAGACCGTACCGCCCGCTGGTGATGTGATGGTTGTTTATTGGATTCATCTGCCAAATCAAACCGACTTGTTCACTCAAGGATATGTCGGTATAGCGGAAAATTTTGAGCAGAGAATGTTTGCTCATAAAAGCTGCGCCAAAAATAACCACAAAAATATTTTTTACCGAGCCATAAGAAAGTATGGGTGGGAAAATCTTAAAAAAGACGTGATTCTTATTGGTGAAACAAAATATTGCATGGATGTTGAGCAAAAATTAAGATCTGCGCCTAAAATTGGATGGAATATTGCCATCGGTGGAAATTCTGGAGGATTGCATTTGCAAGGTGTTAAACAATCTGACAATCATTTGGCTAATAGAAAAAAAGCATTGATTGGAAGGGTTAGCGGTTTTTTAGGCAAAAAACATACGCAAGCAGCCAAAGACAAATGCCGAGAAATTAATTTAGGCAAAGTTTTGTCGGAAACATCAAAACAAAAAATTTCTGAGAAAAACTCCCAAAAGATAGAAATCAATCAAGTGATTTATCCTAGCTGGAAAAGCGCAAGCGAAAATTTAGGAATCCCTATGGGTTCAATAAGTTACTTGCTTGCCTCAAAGCAACGATCGGGAAAGTACGAGTGGATTAAAACTATGTCGCTGGTGATGTAATGGTCTTACGCGTCGACGAGATAAGCATCAATAATCTGTCGTTCACCATCACGAATTTGGGTGAGCAAACGACAGTCGAGACGCTGTGGTTTAAGACGCGGGCAAAAACTAAGTCGGTTCACAATCGGATTCGCACGTTAGAAAAGTTCAGGCAATACGACAACATGATGGATTTCATTGTGAATTACACGCCTAACATGAGAACGATCTCGGATAATCAAGAGGATTACTCCATTACATTCCGAGGTAACAGTTGGCGAATCGCAGAGGTTTACGAGCACGATGACAGGCAATGGGTGACGCTGACTTGTTACAGAAACGAACCTAGCGTGGCGGTCTGATATGGGGCAAAATAGCGCTGTTGTTTATGCTCAAGCGATACAAGCGCAATTAGTCACGGTTTGTACACCGACACCCGTTTATGCAGTGTTTAACCGTAACTTTGCAAGCGAACCGACTTTTGTAACGTGGCAGCTCAGAGACGTTCATCAGCCGGTGTATACGGGGCCACAGTCGGTGAAGGGTATAGATCGACCGGTGTTTCAGGCTACGGTGTTTGCACAGTTGATGGCGAATTGTTTTAGTAAGGCGCAGCAAATTGTGGATGCCTTACACGGTTATCAAGGTACTTTCGGCGGTCTTTTTTTTGTGTCAAAGGTCGATGTAGATTGGCTCTTTCACACATACGACAATGACAGCAAATTAAATCAAATCGTTCTTGATTGCACTTTAGACATTCCTGCGTGAGGTGAAAAATGGCTCTTCCTAATAAAGTTTTACCCGGCTTTTCAGCCTCCTTATACTGCCAGCCGGGGGCTACTCCAACCGTTTTAACAACGGCCAACCTTAGCGTTTACGCTTCGACTTCTGCGATTGCTGTCTCTGGCAATCTTGTTCCGGTTGAAGCGATTCCTGCATTCGGTCAAGACGATGCGGTTGCTAACTTCTCGGTCGCTGGTTCGCGTCAATCCGACAAGATCCCAGTACAGTCTGCGCCCACCAGCATGACGGTCGTGGCTGCATGGAATCCTGCTGACACAAACCTTCTTTTGCTTCGTGCAGATGCGTACAACGGAACCATCGACCGTACGTTTGTGATTTCTGCGACAGATGGAACTAACATTGTGAACTACGCCTTCAATGGTCGCGTATCGCAGTGGACGATTGATCCAGCTCCCGGCGCTGAAGCTCAAGTCACGTTCACCATTCATCCGAGGGGCAATCAATATGGCTGGTCAAACAACACTTGATGAATTAGTTGCGCTGATGGCGGAATTCCGTGGCGACCTTCATGCAATGGCAAAAGGGCATCCCTTTACCCTTCAAGAGGTGGATGCCGCCCTATCGGAGGCCAACCCCGGCGGTGCCGAAGCAGTCTGTCTTTCAGTGTTGAGGGCTCATGCAAAGAGCGAGTGATGATTTGCTGGCTTATCTAGTCACGCAAGCCCAGACCGGTGCTAAGAACTGGTTTGGGTATCCACAACAACGTCTCATCAACATTTCGCTTTGTCATCAGATCGCGGCTAATCATGCGGATTGCATGTCTCCCGACGAAATAGTTGATTACGTCCTGAAATTAAACGATCAGATTTTTAAGCGCATCGTTACCAATGGGCAAACTTGAAGCTAAGGGATTCAAAGAGTTTGAAGATTCCCTTCTAGAGTTAGCCGAGGAATTTGGCACGACCAAAGCTCGACGTTCTTTGCTTCCGGGTCTCAAGTCCGCGATGGAGCCCGTTAAGGCAGCGATCAAGGGAAGGGTTCCCGTCGATACTGGCAAGCTTCAGCTAAAAGTCAGAAACGGCGCAAAGGTTGCAACCCGAAAGGACAAAGGCAAAAAGTATCTGAGCCGCGATACGGTGGCTTTTGGTTTTGTCGATGTCGGTGTTGGTTATCGAGATGCGAAGGGCGAATATCGACCCGCTGCCGAAGCCATAGAATTTGGCACTGCTGAGCAACCCGCGAGGCCGTTTATCCGTAACTCTTTTCAATCAATGGCATCATCTGCCCTTGATCGTCTAGCGTCTCTATTGGGCGCTCATATGGATCTCTGGGCAGCAAAACAACGAGCAAAGGTTAGAAAATGAAAATACAGGACAGATTTGGAAAGTCATTCCAACGACAGACTCACGCGGATATTGATTTCGCTGGGCATACCTTGAAAGTCTATCTTCCGACTCGGAAAGAAATGTTAGGGCTTGAGGACAAGATCAAGAACCCACCGGATGCTTTAATAGCCGAGGAGTACGAGAAGTTACACGCTACATTCCAAAAGCTCTACAAGATCAATCAAAACGTCAATGCCGAGTTTAAGGACGATGACATCGTTGTAGAGGGTCGAAGCCTACGAGAGGCCGCGAGATTCAAGGCTCAGGATTTGATGCGCGAAATCGCGTATGTGAATCTGGTCGGGTTTGAAGAGGGCGAAGAAATGCTCGCTCTATCTTACGAGCAGATTTCCGAGACATTTTCCGAGGCGCAGATTAAGCACTTAGTCAGTTTGATTGAGAAAGCAGTCAATCCTGATTACGAGGCCACCCAAAAAAACTAAAGGGGTCGCTATATCGGCAGGTGAGGGCTACGGCGATCTTTAACGGCCAAAGTCCTGAAGTGTTCGATAGCCTTGATGTGGCGACCGTCCGAGAGTTAGAATTGATGTACCGCGACGGCATGATCGGGGCGAGACATAACTTAATATTGATCTCGCACTT